CTGGCACCAGCAGCCCCGCCGAACGTGCTGCCGCCAACGGAAGGAATGCTTATGCCACCGCCAGCAGTGCCAGCAGTGCTGCCGCCTGTAACAAAAGGCATGCCGTTTGGCATTGTTCCTGAAAAACCACCTGCGCTCGGAACGCCTAAATCGCTGGTGTCTGTGTCACTTCGTCCCGCCAATGCGTTTGCCCCCGCCAAAACCGCAGCGGCAAGTGCTACTGCACCGACGCCGAGTAAAGGGTTTAACGCAAACGCTGAAGCAACACCAGCAACGATCGACGAAGCCTTCAAAGCATTGTAAGCCTTGATCAATGATTTGATTAAAGCAATTGTGCCCATAACTGCTGCACTAATTTTTGAAACAACAAACATGGTAGCAATTACACCAGCAACAATGATAATTTCATCTTTTAACGCAACAACGGTTTTGATTATTTTTTTAACTTGCTCACCAAACTTAAACGCACCGTCGGTTGCGTTCCCTGTTGCTTCCTCTAAACTTCCTTGACCAGTAAGCCCATTGACAAAACTTTGGACGTTTGGCACAACATCTGAAAGAATAAATTCCGCTAATTCTTGAACTACTGGCAACAAAGCCGCGCCAATTTGTTCTTGCACTTCGTCACTTGCGATTTTAATTCGAGCAAAAGCCTTTTCTGTACTTTGCGCTTCGTTGTCTGCAAAACCACCAAAAGTTTTTGTGAGTGTATTAAAAACTTTATCAAAATCTTTTGACTTTAAAATCGACTGATCAATGCCCAATCCCAATCGACCCAATGCGTTCAAATTGCCGTCGTATGCTTTACCTAAAGAATTTGCTATTGCTTCCAATGGTTTGCCAGTAGCAGCGGAAATGTCTAAAGCCAAATTAAGTAATTTTTGCGCTTCCTCAACATCTTTTGTTGATCTAACCAGACGACCAAAAGCGGGGCGTAATTCATCATCTGTCACGCCAATTGCAATGCTCGTCGCGCTAATGTATTTTTCAACGCCCGCAATTTGTGCAGCCGTTGCCTTTGTCGTGTTTTCAATCGTCAATGCAAGATTACGTTGCGCCTTTTCATCAGCTGCCGCGTTTTCAATTGCAACTTTTACATAAGAACCAATAGCCGCACCAGCGACGGCAAACGCCAATGCAGCCTTTTTGCCAAATTCTGTTGCCTTATCGCCAAAAGATTCGGTTTCTTTGCTGGCAGTATTTAACCCCGCAACTAGGTCTTTTGTTTCAGCGAGAATCGATAGTTTAAGGGTTCTTGAACCTGCCATTAGTCGTACCTCTTAACGATCGTCGAAAACGCCTGTTCCCACTTTTGAATGATCTCTGGTTGCGCTGATCTTAGCGTTGGATAAATAAACCAACCGCGCGACCCGCGACCTTCACGACCTGACCAGACTGGAAATTGCTTATAACGATTTGAACCAAATTCAGCACCGCCCCACAATTGCTGGGTCGTACCGCCGCCGCTTAACTTTTGTCCAGCAAAACCAAAACTGATTTCACCAATTTTTGACGATTTTGAAACCCTCGCGCCTTCAGCAACCCTGTTATCCAAAAGGTTGCGGGTTCGACCACTAGCGGCTGCAACGATCTTGCCACGCACAAAATCAGCAAGCGCACTTGACGTTTGTTTTGCTTGATTGATTGCTTCGTCGTCCATTGCTTTGAATGCCCGTGTTATGGAACGCAATTCGGCTTTGTCATAAGTGATTGCTTCACTTGCCATTGTTGCGCCTCTCTAGGATTTCAATAACTGTCAGAATGTCCTCTGCACTTTCGAAATCGTTTGGGTGTAGCCCTGTTGCAAGGGCTACTTCCCAAACTATTCGGCTCAGACTTCCGACTGCGTAACTTTTGGGTTTGCTTCACCAACACTCACGTCAGCAATGGTTTCAGTCCAAACCTCTAGGGTTTTGATTGGCTTACCAGCTGCTTCACGCTTCATTGCATAATAAGCCAAGAAAACTAAATCGGAAATTCCGATTCTTTCCTGCGCTTGTGCAATGGTGTTGCCTGTGTGCTTTTCCCAACGAACCCACTCAGGGGGCGCAGCAACGAAGGTTGCTTGGTCACCGCTGGTGAATTCGATCGTGATTGGTAGTTTCATTTTTTCTCCCGATTGTTTGTGTTAGAACGCTTCGGCTGGTGTGCCGATAACGGTGAATGATAGTGACACGGTCTGCGCGTCTGGTGCAGTACCGCCCGCGCTTGGGAACGCTGGCAAAATCTGGAATGTAAATGTCGCACCGCTTGCAGCAGTGAGAACTGTCGTAATTCCTGTGTTTGGTGCTGATTCGGTTGCGTTCCATAGACCTTCGCACAATGAACCAGTCGCGCCCCAGTCTGCGAGCATTTCGACGTCGAACGTAAATTGGTCATCAATGTGTCGATAGACCTTGCCGTCCAAAGTCTGGTACGTCTCAATAGTTGGGCTATTGGATAGAACTGCGCTTGTCGCTTGGGCGTCGTAATTATTGCCACCAATAGTAAAGGTGACGTCGCGCCCAGTTATTACTGTTGTTGGCATTTTTTACCCCTTATGTTGTCTGTGTGTAGTAGGTTGAAACGTTAATGTCTGCGACGAGCATTGGTGATTGACCCACTTCAAGCACCGTTGGCTTCTCTACGACGCCAACAACGTATCCCGCTGGCATTGCAGCGAGAATTCCTATGATTAGTTTTTCCAGATTATCTAGTGACCCTGCATTGCTATTTGAAGCAACAATTGCGGTGATCGCAAAATTAAGTTTGACTTTTGTCTGTGACTTACCCAGCAAAACAACTTCCATGTAAGGTGAATCGGGAACGACCACGATTGCTGGTGGAATTGGTGCTTCTGGAACGCTTGGATAAATGTTTGCAGCAAGTGCGCTAAACGCGTTGGCTAAGGCTGCGCGGGTATCGGAAACGGCATTGGCTGGCACTATTGCACGACCGTTTCAACGTCAAGGAACGGCATAAGTAATGTGGACACCCTGTTTGTCAAACTTCTACCCATGCGATACGGCGTGCTTTGAAAATCGACGCCCTCGATCTGACCGCCTGCTGCAACGCGTGATTGGAAAACTTCAACACTGACTGCAAGCACGGCTGATTCAATTGGCGCACTGTTGGCATAAATTTCAGCTGCGGAATAGCCCGAAAGTGTTGCCGTGCCTGTTGGAATAATGTCACGCAATGTAACGTCCGCGCTGGTAATTGCTGCGGTGAAATGAAATTCTTTAACGTCAACGACTGTGACGGTTGCTGAAAATGGTGCGGGTAATCCAGTGACGACCACTGATTGACCAGCAACAAAATGATGTGCGCGTTGCGTGTAATACGTCGCGACGTTAGATTCTAGTTTGTAAGCGTTAATTGCTGAAGTGTTTGCAACCAGCATGGGCAAAATGACCGCTTCAGCGGTGTTGATAATTTCGTCTAAATAACTGTCTGGATAAAGTGAAACGGAAACGCCAAGCACGCTGCGCAATTGCGCCGTTGACACAATACTTGGCATTTCCGTTCCTCTCGACTGCTGCGCTACGTTCGGGAGTGACCGTAGCGCATGATTAGTTTGTTTTTGTTACGCCTTGTTATTCTTAAACGCGCCCGCTGCGATCTTTGTCGCAACTGCACCGAATGAATAAACACCCACTGTGATTGAACCGTCAGCGGTTGATTCTGCGCGCAACTGGTATGAAGTTCCCTCGTACCATGTATATGCGTCAGGGTTGACGATTAGCAATGTACCGTCGCCATCTCCACCGTTTGTTGGGTCAACGTACAGGTTCAAGCCTGCGACGTTTCCTGTGAGTGATGTTGGCACTGCAACACCTGGTTGGTTCATAGGGTTTGAAACCTGTGAATAAATTGGACGTCCAGCGTCATTCAAAGTCATTAAGTTTGACCACTGACCAGTTGATGCAATCATGTTGCGTGCAAATGGATTTGCAAGTCCAGCAGTTGCGCCATAAACGCTTGCTGCACCGCGACCAACAATTCCAAGCAATTCAGCAGCTGTTGGGTATGTTGCAACTGTTGTTGCGTCAAGTGTTGCGTTTGAAATTAAAATGCCGTTGACGTATGAGTTCTGCGCCTTAGCCATAGCCGCGACCATGTTACGAAGTAACTCGTCATAAAAGAGAGGCGAAGTTCTAGTCAGCAACTCAACACTAAATTTTTGTTGCCCCGCAAATTTCTTAACGTCCACTGATAGGAACGCAGAATTTTGATCGGTATCAGAGAACGCTGCATCTTCAGCAGTTACTGCAACCGTTGGTGCTTGTGTAATCTTAGGAATTTCAAATGTCATTCCAGCGTCAGGCAATGCACCGCGAGAGATCGCGTCAATGCTTGGGCGGATTGTTGTTGATAGTCCGTTGATGACTTCAGTCAACTGACGTGTTGGAACAAGTCCAGCGTTGTCTGTTGTGTTGTCAGCTGCCAAAACGTATTGGCGCGCTGATTCGTCGCCTGTTGCAGCAAGCACCTTGTTTTCTAGGTACTTTGCAGCAGTGATTTCAATGCGTGGCGTTGCTTTCCAACCACCCACGGCGTTTGATTGTGCGGTCACTGACTGTGCGGCTTCTACCGTCTCGACGGTTTCCGCGTTTGTGACGGTGTTGTCCACTTCGTCTCCTTCTGTTGTTGGTGTGACTTCAGGTTCGATTGTCGAATCTGAAACTTCATTTTCGTCAGCGGTTGTTGCGGCGACTGATTCGACGCGTGCTGATCTGATTGCGGGTTCGCTAGTTAATGCAACACCAGTCAATTCACCCGCAAGAATTCTGACTGTTCCGTCTTTAAGTGTCTCGTATTCGTCAAATGAAACTTCTACGCTAAATCCGTCGCGCAAACCCTCTTGCGCTTCAACCAATGCGTCAGTTCCCGCAGTAGTGTTTGCAATTTTGAATGTTGCGTCGATACCTTCGGCACTCGATTCAATTGAAAGTGTTTTGCCAATGCGACGTGTGCGATCATGTTCAAGATTAAGCAAAACCGCCGTTGGTTCAATTGAACCCGCTGCAAATTGAACCTTGCCAATTGAAGCGTTGCCAGTTTCCTCGAATGTAACAATGCGACCCGTGATTGTGCGACTGTTTGAATCAGCTGCGGTGATTGTCATTGGTGTGATTACTTTTTTCATAGCAGTAGATCTTCTTCCTCGCGTATTTCGTCGATCGACATTGCGCCGATTCGATTTAAGATTTCATAAACTTGCGCGCGCTCGTAAGGATTGCCACGCAAGAAGTCGTCAAGGTCAAAACGCACTTTGTTTCCTGCTGGTGTGAAATCAGCAAACGAAAGGCGTTCCTCAATTATTGACATGTAATTTCTAAACGCAAAATCTACAAGGTCGCGACGCTTGTCTAACGCGTTTGAATAAGTAAATGTCGATTGTTGCGCGTCTGTAAAATACGCTGGAAGTCCAGCGGCGCGCGATAATTCAAGTGCAACATAATTGCGCGCTTCGTTCAATTGTAAATTCTTTGGGTCATACCCCAGCGTTTCCAACGTGACATCCGCATTTAAAAATGCCGTTGAACGCGACGCTCTCGCAGATTTCCAAGCGGTCAATAACTTTGAAACGCGATCGGCTGGCAATGATGTTCCGTTTGATTTCAAAACCATTTGTGGAATTGGCTCAACTGCAAAATTCATTGCAGCACGTTCCAACGCTGCGGCTGCGCGAATCGTGCGACCTGCGCGACTTAGCAAACCTTCTTGGAAACCTTGAAAGACAACAAGGTTGGCTGGGTCAACAAACGCACCGTCAATTGAATACGTTGCAATTTCATAACCCATGCCGTTTGTCGTAATTGTTACGCGTTCAGGTGCAATGCGTTCCATTGCGCGAATTTTTCCTGTGTCTGCGTATCTGTCCATAACGTACGCATACGCTGAAGGAAAGAAAAACAAATCCGAAATAATCCAAGCCCAAAATGTTGACCCCGGAATTCGTGGGTCAGGTTGATTGATAACACGCGGTTGCGTTACCTTTTCGCCTGTTGCCTCGTTTCGTGTGTGCATTGGCAATGACGCAATTGTTTGAATAATTCCAAGCGCACGCGCAACGGTTGGGACACTCATTGCCTCGGCGCGTGAAGCCGTAACGATTCCACCGAATAAGAATAAATTTCCAACTTCGGTGTAATAAGGCGCAATTGCAGCTGCGTCGACGTTTAAAGTTTCGGCTGGAACGGCAGCCTCAACTTTCGGCGTAAATAGATCACGAAATCCCATGCCCAAATTGTGTCAGGGTTATACGATCAACCAACCATGATGTCAAGATCATTGTCTGGGCGTGTCGCAAAATGTGTTACTAATGCAACTGCGACTGCACCGCAGACAACCGACTGTGAAGCCCGTCGACCAATGACCCAACCGCCGTCACCGCGACGCAATTGCACCGCTGCCAGAACTTCCTCGCTTAATTGGCTTTGACCCCTATGTTTCAAACGACCGCTATTGATCGCCGAT